AGCACCCCACGATTCCCAGCAAGTTCATGCTTGACCTTGGTATCGGCCCGATGCACTACGGGCCGGCCGAGGATCAGGAGATCAACAGCGCCTGGCAACCAGGCACTGCACCGTGGAACTTCGAGATGGTGCAGGCTGGCTACAACGCCTTCGCTCTGGCCAACTTCTCCTCCGGCCAGATCGTCAAGTACGTCCATCCGGGCACCGGCGAGAGCGTCGCCTTCCAGCCCCAGCAACTCCAGTACACGAACGACTTAGATCAGATTCAGGCTATTGCTAACCCGCAGTCGGCGAACGCGGTCGTTCAGGGCGAGGATGTCCTGTTCTGGTCGGGCGCATTTGGGACAGGCTTCGACATCCGCTGGCAGACACAGACTGCTAGGCTGGATAAGCGCCTTGTCGTGGATCAGGCCTCCAGATGGCCGCCCCCCACGGCGCAGATCGTTGCTGGCGGAAATCCTGTCGCCCGCTTGCAGTTCATCTTCCAGGTCTCAAACAATATAGACATCTTTGTGAACGGCGTCTTGTGGAATCGGGTGGTCAACAATCCGGTCAACACCCAGGGCTACATCGAGTTCCGTCACAGCACGACGGGCGAAGTCCTATGGACGTTCAACCTTCCCCGCTCTAATGGTGCTCCGGTTGAGGATCAGGACCCGGATGAGTTGCTAGGGACATTCAGGCTGCGCAGGACTGGTCCCAATCTGTTCGTGGAACACCGCATCCCGATTGCCTGGCTCCAGGCCGCAGACTATCCGATTGAGATTGATACGACGATTGATGAGCAGGTGGGGGCAAACAGCGACGACGCGTTTCAGGCTACAAGCGACGGCATGTTCTTGACCAGCCAAAACCAATTGGTTGACGCCACAACAGAGCACGTCGGGCTCCGCTGGACAACGATAGCACTAGATGGGACGGAGACCATTGACTTAGCGACGGTCGAAGTCACGATCACGGATGCCACCACTGACGAACCCCAGCATCAAATTCGGGGTGAACTATCCCCTAATCCAGGAACCTTCACAACGGGTGCCAACGACATCGACGGTCGTAATCGAACGACTGCTACCGTTCAGTGGAACTCGACCGATCTTTTTGCGTCTGGCACTGATGTTGCCTACGAATGGGGTGCCACCGCTGGAGACCCAACGAATGGTGCCGATCTATCCGCGATTGTCCAGGAGTTGATTGACCAAGGCTCATGGGCAAGCGGCAACGCAATGGTGATGATCTATGAACAACATACTGGAAGCTCGTCAAGAGATCTCGCCATCAGAACTTATGACTACAACACCGCTCTTGCCGCCAAGCTCCACATCGAATACAGCTCGGGCCCAAGCGGTGCTGGTGCAGCCACCCTTGCTGCAGTCACGGCAGCAGGAACAGCTCTTGTAGCGATTGACGGCGATGGCGCGGCTACCCTAGCCGCGGTCACTCTCTCCTCCACGGCACAAATCCCCGTAGACGCAGATGGCGCGGCAACTCTTGCCGACGCTACGCTTGCGTCCACGGCCCAAATTCCTATCGATGCGGACGGTGCAGCCACATTGGCTGCAGTCACGCTTGCGGCCACGGCGTCTGTCACGACGCCGACGATCACGGGCGATGGAGCTGCGACCTTAGCGGATGCCACTCTTGCCGCCAGCGCGCAAGTCTCGGTTGATGGAGACGGGGCGGCCACTCTCGCCAATGTCACTCTAGCCAGTACCGCACAGGTTCCAGTTGACGGTGATGGTGCCGCTACTTTAGGGGCCGTGACTGCAGCCGCTACCGCTCAGGTTGCGGTAGACGGAGATGGGGCGGCGACTTTGGCCGCGGTCACATTGGCGGCGAGCGGGACGGTGGCCTCGGCCGGTGCAGTTACGGGCGACGGTGCCGCGACATTAGCCGCGGTCACTGCCTCGGGCACCGCGAAAGTCGCTGTGGATGGTGATGGTGCTGCGACGCTGGCCGCCGCCACCCTAGCCGCGACTGCTCAAGTTCCAGTAGATGCTGATGGGGCTGCAACTCTAGCACCAGCGACACTCGCTTCAACGGCGCTTGTCTCTGTCGCCGGGGCTGGAGCGGCCACACTCGTAGGTGTGACGGCAGCCGGTACGGCTCAGGTGGCAGTTGCCGGGGCTGGTGCCGCGACGCTGGGAGCTGTAACGCTGGCTGGAACTGGCGTTGTCGGTGCCATCGCGCAGGGAGATCTGGCGGTGACCCTTGCAGATGTGACCCTTTCCTCCACTGCGTTGGTCACGGGGGAAGTCGGTGGCGGCTTTGTCCTCATGGGCCCGAAGATCCGCAAAGAGGATGAGCTCGAGGAGTACGCCGAGATGCACCTGCTGGAGTTGGTGTAATGCCCGAATTCGACCGAGAGTCCTGGGAGAGCAGACTGGCTAAGGAGGCCTCGAAGTTGGGGAAGCAATCCCTCGACGCCATTCTGACTGCTCTTGGAGATCCGCCGGACTATGGCGCCCTGCCTGCGTCCTTCTGGGACGATCAGGGCGTGGCCATGTCCAGTGCGTTCACGCCACTGCTGCAGGAGGTCTACCTGGCCTCGGCCGAGGCGGTGCTGGAAGAGTCTCCCGTCGGTGTTGATTGGGTGCTGCTGAACCAGCGCGCTGTGACCTGGGCCAACCAGTACGGCTACGACCTTGTCCAAGGACTGACGGGGACACAGAGAGACCTCGTCCGCGAGGCCGTCAGCAACTTCTTCTCCCAGAACATGACTCTGGCCGATCTACGGGCTCGGCTCGAGGGCGCCTTCGGCCCAATCCGCGCCGACATGATCGCCACCACCGAAGTCACCCGGGCGGCCACCGAGGGGGAGCGCGCACTGATCGATCTGCTGCGAGAGCAAGGGCTCCTTTTCCGAGACATCTGGGAGACAGCCAATGATGAGCGCGTCTGCCCGATCTGTGAACCGCTGGATGGACAGGAGCGTGGTCCATCGGGCTATGTCCATCCGGACATGGGCGACACCTACGACGGGCCGCCCGCGCACCCGCGCTGCCGGTGCCGCGAGCGCCACGAGAGTGTGCTGTGAACATCAACCTTGAGCTCCGCGATGTGGATCATCTGGGGCCGAAGCTGAAGAAGCTCGTCAACCTTCAGGCATACCGGCACGGGATGATGGCCGCCGCCGAGCATGTGAAGGGGCAGATCCAGACCTACCCACGGGTACGGCGCGGGCCGCAACCCTTCAAGACAGACAAGCAGCGCCGGGGGTTCTTCGCCAAGCTCAAGGCCGGCCTGATCGACGTTCCATACCGAAGGGGCATCTCCCCGGGCTCTCAGAGGCTGGATACCAAGTGGTTCGTGTCCATGCTTTCTGACCTGCGCGCGTCAATCGTAAACAGTGCCACATATGCTAGCTTGGTTCATGACAGGACCAAGCAGTCCCGGTACCACGAAGAGACCGGGTGGAAGACGGCGCAGGGCGTAGCCGAAGACCCTGCGGTCCTTTCCGCGGTCGAGCGGATCCTGCAGAAGACGATCGATGAGTTCGTGAAGGACTGATGCCGGACATTCAAGAGGGCGAAGAGCGGGACCACTGGCTTGAGCGGTGTATCCCGATGATGGTGGACGAAGGCCGGGACAACGACCAGGCCGTCGCCATCTGCAACACGATGTGGAGAGATCACATGGCGGACAAATCAGAGAAGGCGACCGGAAGCCTGGACGAACAGACATCTCTGGTGCGGGATGCGTTCTACGACATGCTTCGGCCCGCCCAGGCCATGATGGCCGACGCCTGGGTGGAAGAGGTCTATGAGGGCTATGTCATCGTCCACTCGGACGAGGGCTACTTCAAGGCCCCCTATTCGAAAGCCGATGACGGGACGATCACGCCCGGGCCGCAGTCTGAGTGGCAGTCGGTCTCGAAGGAATGGGTGGTCAAGCACATCCCCGCGCGCGTGCGTGTGAAGTCGATCAAGGATGGCATCGCCACGGTGGCCGGCTACGGTGTGGTCTTCGGTGGGATCGACCTGACCGGAGAGCACTTCGATGCGGCCACGGACCTCAAGGGAGCATTCGAGCTCCCGTCCAAGCCCGTGTTTTACGACCACACGCTGCAGCCCGAGGTGAAGCATGCCCTTGGGAAGACTTCGAAGGAGGCGGTGGACGAGATCGGCGTCTGGGTCGAGGCACAGATCGAGATGTCAAAGCAGTACGCCAAGGAAGTCCTGGGCCTGATCGAGAAGGGATTGCTTGGCTGGTCAAGCGGCACCGCCGGCCACCTAGTCGAGAAGCTGAATGGGCTCATCAAGCGGTGGCCCATCGTGGAGTACTCGCTTACCCCGACCCCGGCAGAACCGCGCACGCTTGGGGTCGAGCACATCAAGATGCTGTTCAACGCGGCCGGTCTTCCACTGCCGGATGCGCTGGCGGATGCACCCTCGGGTGCGCTGGCGCGGCACGAGGTCGACGCGAAGACGGAAGGCAAAACGGAGGAACCAATGCCTGACGAAACGAAAGAGACCGAGGCCGTAAAGGCCCCGGAACCGACGGCCGCTCTGACGGCAGAGCAGGTCGCCGCAATCGCTGGCAAGGCCGCAACCGACGCCCTCAAGGCGCTGATGGCGGAAGAGCCGGCGAAGAAGGGCGGGGTGCTGTACGCGCCCGCCATCAAGAAAGTCAGCGACCGCGGGTTCAAGGACGACGAGATGAAGTCGTTCCGGCACTACCTGTTGACCGGTGATCAGGTCGCCTACCGGGCGGCCATGCAGGGCCAGACGGATGATGAAGGTGGCTACGCGGTCCCCGACGACTTCTATGCCCGGATCGTTGCCAAGCGGGACGAGAAGTCGGTGGTTCGGCAGGCCGGCGTGACCGTCATCCCGACGAGCCTGGATCGCATCCTGGTCCCGACGGAAGGGACCTCGGCCACCGCGTTCGTTCGGACGGCCGAGGAAGGATCGGTCGACGAGAACGAACCCACCCTGGGCCAGGTGATCATCACGGTCCACCGCAACACCAAGCTGGTCAAGGCGTCCGTCGAATGGTTGGCGGACAACAAGGGCGGCGGAGACTCGTTCCTGGCGGACGTGTTCTCGCGGGCCGAGGCCAAGTGGGAGAACGACATGTTCCTCACCGGCACAGGCTCGAACCAGCCGCAAGGTGCCGTTGCGGGATCGGGACTGGGCGTGACGGCGGCCGGCACCAACGCACTGACGGCCGCAAACATGATCTCGCTGGTCCATTCCATCGGCGATTTCTATGCCGACGGGTCCTGGCTGTTCATGCGGAACGCGACTCTCGGTGCGCTGCGGGCGTTGACGGGCAACCCGTTCGCGTTCGCCGTGACGCCGCAGGGGAACGCAACCCTCGGAGCCCGTGAAATCCTGGGCTACCCGGTGGGCATCACGGGCCAGATGGATGCGCTGCTTACGGCATCCAAGCCTGTCCTGTTCGGGAACTTCGAGTTCTACGCCATCGCCGAACGCCAAGGGATGTTCGTGCAGCGCCTGATCGAGCTGTACGCCGGCACCGGCCAGGTCGGCCTGCTGGCATCCTTCCGGCGCGGTGGGGCTGTGCTCCAAGCCGAAGCCTTCAAGCACATCCTGACGAGCTGAGGGAGGCCTGACATGCATCGCCTCCACCAGGACTCGAAGTACGTCAACCTGTGCGCGCCGCTTTCGATTGCGACGAGTGCGGCTGTAACGCCCATCGCCGTCAACTGCACAGGCTTCGACCGGATCGGGATCTTCGCCACGCACGGGGCTCAGACCGGGGCGACGAAGAACACCATCCGACTCACCGTCTACAAGTCGGCGGCCACTGGTGGAACGTACACCAAGGTCGCCGCCTCAGACGGAACGATGGCCTCTACGGCATCGAACAAGATCGGGCTCATCATCGATGCCGCAATCGACCCGGACAAGCCGTTCGTCAAGGTCTACGGGACCGGCGGCGGCCTGGGCACGTCGGTGATGATCGTGGCGCTCCACGCCCAACTCTACCGCGGCAGTCGGTCGCTGCCTCCGACGCAGGAGTACACCACGGCTCCTGTGATCGTGGCCTAACCACATAGCCAAGGGGGAGGCGGTGCTCAACACATCGCCTCCCCCAAGGGAGTCAACCATGAAGGTACGCATCCTGACGGTACGCATCCTGACGGGCATCGCAAGTGTCGAGAAGGTCCTGCAAATCGATGACGTGGTTGACATGCCGGAGAAGACGGCCCGAGCCTACGCCGTCGAGGGCGCGGTCGAGATCCTTGGCGAGAGCAAGATCCAAGTCAAGGCCGAGCCCGGCACCCGGCGCGTGAAGAAGTCAGGGTAGCGCCACGGCCATAGTCAACGGGTACTGCACGCTGGCCGAGATCAAGGCCGGTCTGACGTCCGGGATGGGGACGTCCAAGGACAGCATCATCGAGCGCGTGGTTACTGCCGTCTCTCGGAGCATCGACAAGCATTGCCGGCGTTGGTTCTACGGGATCTCGGGGACTCGGTACTACACCCCCGTCGATTATGCCAAGTTGGACATCGACGACTTGGGGACCTCGGGAAGCGTGACGATCACGACCGACGAGGATGGGGACCGGACGTATGAAACCTCGTGGGCCTCGACCGACTATGACCTGTGGCCCTACAACGGGGCTCCGTACATGGAGGTCCACGTCACGCCCCAGGGGAACAATGCCTGGCCCGTCAAGGTCGCCAAGAGCGTCAAGATCGCTGGCGTGTTCGGCTACCAGAGCGGCACATCTGCATCGGCGCCGATGGACATTCGCGAAGCCTGCATCATCCAGTCGATCCGGATCTTCCACCGCAAGGACAACCCCTATGGAGTGGCGGGGAATGCGGAGATGGGGCAGCTCATCCAGATCGCCAAGCTCGACCCCGACGTGCAACTCATGTTGGAACCATATGTCAAGAGGGCCGGGTAGATGGCGACGCTGGACGATGCCATCACTCAGGCCATCACCTATATCGGGAGCCTGTCGGGGATCAATCTCGCCCCCACGGACCCGCCCGAGAGCGCAGACGACTTCCCCTTTGTTGTCGGGTATCCGGGGGATGGCGAATGGATTGAGACACCCGCCGGGCTGAAGACCGGTTTGCACAACATCATCATCGAGCTCCATGTGGCCCGGAAGGATCTGCCGTTCGACTACGCACTGGCAATCCCGTTCGTGGACAGCATCCCGAACTTGCTGTTCTCGAACCTGACTTCGAAGTGGGCCGGGAAGATTTCAACCTTTGACCGGATCAGTTACCGGTGGGGAGAGATGGAATGGGGATCACAGAAGACGCTGGGTATCCAGTTCACCGTCCAAGGCGTCAAGATCCAGTCGGCGGTGAGCTGATCTACGTCGGCGTCGCGTTCCTGCCGGACGTTCCGGCCAGGGACCTGACGGCCGAGGAAGCCAAGAAGTACGGATACGAACGACTGATCGCATCGGGCCTATACGGGCCGAAGGAGTAGGACATGGCAGGAATCAAGAGTCTACGCAAGCTCACCCTCGGGCGCGAGGCCTCGTCCGGTACGGCCGTCAACGCGACGACCCACTGGCGCGGGGTCGGTACGATCGAGGACACCAGGGTCACGACCTTCCCCGAGGAGGATGTGGGCTACATCTCGGGGCTCGATCGCTCCTACCAGCCGCAGCTTGGGGCGTTGCTGGCGATGGAATCGACGCCAGCGACCTTTGAGCAGGTGCTGCACATCCTCGAAGCCGGGGTGAAGCTGGTTGGCACCGGTGCGTCGGACGGTGGCGCTGGCGCGTCGGGGAAGATCTACACCTACACCTTCCCCAAGACATCGAAGAACTCGATCAAGACATACACCATCTACGGCGGGGACGATCAGTACTCCGACCGGATGGAGTATGCCTTCGTCCAGGACTTCAAGCTGACGGGTAAGGGCGGCGAGGCCGTGATGATGGAGGCTACCTGGGCCGCACGCCAATCCGGCTCGGCCGCCTTCGCTGGCTCCCCCACCATCCCGACGGTTGAGGAAGTCCTGTTCTCCAAGGGCGCCCTGTACGTCGACGCCGTGTCTGGTTCATTCGGCGGGACGATCAAGTCCAACACCTTCCTGGGAATGGACCTGAGTGTGAAGACTGGTTGGGTTCCAGTCATGGCGGCCAACGGGCAGCTCTACTTCGCCTTCGCCAAGATCACCCAGCCCGAGGTCCTGCTGAACATCACCTTCGAACATGACTCGCACGGCGGCGACCAGAAAGCGGCCTGGCGCGCGGGCACATCGAAGCTCGTCCGCCTGAACTTCCCCGGCTCCACCCTGGGGACGGCCGGCACCGGCTTCACCACGAAGGTCCTGCGGATCGACCTTGCTGGCAGATGGGAGAAGTTCGAAAAGCTGGGCGAGGAGAACGGGAACGATGTGCTGACGGGGACATTCCGGGCCCGGTACAACGCGACCGAGGCCGCCTTCGCAGAGATCAAGGTGGTCAACGAACTAACCACGGTGCCCTGATGAAACTCGAACACGCCAAGCTGGGAGTGTCGTTTGAGGTCGCTGATCCGATCCGCCAGCGCCATGTGGAGGCGTTCTTCAAGGTCAAGCGCGAGTTGGACGGGGAGAATGCCATTCGCCTCTCCTCGGTCGAGCATCATGGATCCATTGTCCGGGCCGCATACAGGGTCGGGATCCTGTTGCCTCCAGAGCAAAGTGTGGCCGAGATGAAGCCGGCCGCCGTGCGTTGGATCGGGAAGAAGCTGGACGAGCTGATTGGGGAGACGATCGAAATCCCCCCGGAATGATCCTGGCGGTGGCGGACTGCGCCGAGGGCAAAGGGCCGCCGCCAGGAGAGCTGATCCTTGGATGGCAAGCGCGACGCTGGGGCGCCCTCCCCGAAGCCGGGGGCCTGTTGGATCAGCCGTCCGGACTGCTGGAGAGAATGTCCACCTGCCTCAATGTCCACGATGCGATGTCGGCCTACAAACAATCCCCCGGCGGACACGAGGGGGAGTTCTCCGCGTCCAATCCCCAGGCATGGGCCTGGGTGCTGATGGTTAGAGCTCTCCGTGGCCACTAGCGCGGCCAGGAAACGATAAGGGATGGCTACATCAAAGATCCAGATCCTCATCACCGCGGACGACAAGGCATCGGCGAAACTCAAGGCCATTGCCGCGGGTCTGGACGAGACCGCGTCCAAGACGAAGAAGGCGAACACCTCGTTCGGACAACTGAAGACTACCGCCCTTGAGGCTACCGCTGCTCTAGGCGTAGCGACGATCGCTGTGTACGCTGGCAAGAGAGCATTTGATGCAACGGTCGGCGCGGTAGTTGACTACAACAAGGCTATTTCGGACGCATCTGAAGCCTCGGGAACAACTGTTGAGGACTTTAGCCGAATTGTTCAGGTGGCCGACGATTTCGGTATCTCGATGGGGGATGTTCAGACATCCCTCGCGCTCGCAACTAAGAACGGATTTGCCCCGTCAGTCGATTCCTTGGCCGACCTCGCTGACCGGCTCAATTCTATCAAAAGCCCTACCGAGCGCGCCGCCGCGGCTGCCAAGATTTTCGGACGGAATTGGGCGGCTCTTGATCCAGTGCTGCAGGCAGGCGGTAAAGCCATTAGGAATACGGCCGCCGCCATTCAGGACGGCTTGGTAGTGACACAACAAGAACTGGCACAGACCGAATCCTTGCGGCTTCAACTGGATATGCTCAATGATAGCTGGGCTGATCTCAAGAACACAATCGGCCTGGCTGTTGTTCCTGTTCTCAATGATGTCGCTTTCGCCTTCAATCAGAGCGAGAAGGAATGGCGCATTATCGAAGGGCTATTAGAAGATGGCACGCCAAAGGTTGAAGCTCTTGCCCGAGCGGAAGAGATCATGGCAGAAGAGGCACGCAACGCTACCGAGACAGCCCGTTGGCAAGGACTGGCTGATAGTCTTGGCGGTGCCGCTGACGGTATCGGATCGGCAGGAAATGCCGCGGGCGATGCCGCGCCCAAGTTCAAGAGTCTGTTCGACGCGATCGATCCAAGTGTAGGTTCGGAAATCGGCCAGATGATAGAAGATCTTCAATTCAAAGCGGCTGGCGGTGCACAGTTCCAGATTGCCGCGCAAGCTATCAAGGATGCTGTTTCGGCCCAAGAAATCACAGAGGAAGAGGGAATGCAGATGCTTGGTGGGCTTTTTGCCGCCGAACAGAACCTCGAGGTTCAACTAGGGAACATCACCGCCAATGATGCCGCCAAGAATATTGCCTCTACATTGAACATCTCCTTGGCCGATGCTAAGAAATTGGCCGAAGATACGAAGAAAAACATCATGGACATCCCGCGTGAGATCATTGTAAAGATCTCCTATGAATATAGCGGAACTCCTCCGGGTGGCCAACATGGCCTTGATATGGTCGTACCTCCCGGTTTCCCGAACGATACGTTCCCAGTTCTTGCGTCGTCGGGAGAGCGCGTCGTCGTCATTCCTCAGAGCACGACCAACGACAATCGGACCTTCAACTTCAATGCCAGTGGCATGGGCGGTGGCGAAGACCTGCTCGAGAAGTTCGAACAGCGGGCACGGAGAAGCTGATGGCGCGGACGTTCACAATCACCAACGGCGGGACTGGCGCTGCGAACGCGGTCAACCTCATCGACCTATCTGCTTCGGGCATCGTGGCGCAGAAGGGCGGGTTCGGCCAGAGGGACATCCCCATCCTCCCGGGCGCGATCACGGAGGAGTGGAAGTTCAACCTGCGCGGGACGAGCCACAACCATGTCGCTTCCCAGGTGCAGATCCTGACGAAGCTGGCGAGACACGCGGCGGAGTTCCAAGAGGAGCCGTGGAGGACAAAGCCGATCTACATCCAGGTCCAGACCACGGGAGAGTCCAACACCCGCTACGCCATGATCCATGAGGTCCGGGACCTCGCGCATCCCGACCTGTTCGACCACCCCTTCGAGCTGGAGGCCATGATCGAGGGCCTGTCCATGACCGTCGTCCGGGAACACCCCTGGCGCTCGGCTGCTCCCAACACTCTCCCGACAGCCTCAACGCTCACGGCTTCGGACGGGCCGGCAAGTCCGACGATCGTCCACATTGCGAACTTCCGGGACGATGGGAACTTGACGCACGTCTTCCTGGACGACGGGGGGGTATTCGGGTCGAACCTGATCTCGGCCGCGACTGGTACGGCGCTGTGGCCGACCGTCCCTGCAGCAAACGACGCGCTCTATTTCATCTCCACCGACATTGCTTTCAAGCACGTCTATCTCGCGCTGGCGCAGGCGGGCAACCAGAATTGGGACCTTGTGCTTGAGTACTACAACGGAGCGGACTACAACACCGCGCTGACTCTCGGGACGGATTACACCATCTTCAAGCAGGGCGGGGGAGAACTCACAACCCTGGACGATCTATTCGCCGCGACCGGCCTGGTGGGGATCAACCTCTTCCCGAAGGCCAACTGGGCCACGGTGGCTGTGAATGGCGTGACGGGATACCCACTGAGGATCCGCGTGACGGCCTTCACTTCGGGGGCGACGATGCCCCAGAAGAACGGGGACGCGATCTACTCCCAGCGGAAGAACTATGTCGAGATCCCGGCCGCGTCCCTCAAGGGGGACAGTCCGCAGACAACGCTCATCCGGCTCTTTGCTCCCTCGGGCGGGGGCGCGACCGTGGGTAAGGCGAACCTATCGCGGATCCTGATTGGTGCGAAGTCCGATCCCGCCTCCTCGTTCGAGCCCGTCTTGAATCTGGGGAATGCAGACAATCCAGCAGCCTGGTCGACGGCCTACGGGACGGATAGTTCTGCGGTGGCCGACAACGCTGCACCCGGCCGGGCCCACTGCGCGGTGAGCTTCGCCACGGAGGCTACATCGGTCGTCCGCGCGACGCTGACGGGGGATGACATCTTATCATCCTACGCGCCTGGCGAATACACGGTGATGGTCCGATGCCAGCAGATCGGCGGGGCCGCGGGAGACTGCAAGGTCGGGGTCGAGGTCTATCTGGGAGGAAGCGCCTCCGACGACCCCCATGTCTTTGTCGGCGACTCTGTCCCCACCCTGGGAGCGGACAACGGGCCGGAAGTTCTCATCATGGGATCGGCAGACGAGGCGGCACTGCTTCAGCTCCCCTTCTCTCGAGCATACAACTCCGACTCCCTGGCCTCGGTCGACCTGATCCTGAAGGTCTACGTCGAGAGGGTGAGCGGAAGCGCCACCATGCGTCTCTACGATGTCTTCCTCATGCCGGTCCACGAGGGCGGTGGTCTGGCGGTGGACGATCCTGTGACTGATAGCGACAGTGGCAGCTCGGCGCTTCGTGGGGGCTGCGCCCTAGACATCGACGGAGGGGTGCTGGCGAACCGATCCTTGAAGCAGCTCGTGGTCGGCTCCAATCTCATCCCGGTCGAAGAGTGGGGGCGCTACAACCGGCTCCCCGACTTCAAGAACATCGGTGTCAAGACCCGGCTGTACTTCCTCATGCTCCACTACTCGTCGAATTGGGACAACGAACCCCTGGTGGCAACATTGGGGAACCATCTGGCATGTTCAGTCTACGCGCACGCGCGGTACGCGATGCTTCGCGGGAGTGACTAGTGCCTACCTACACCATCCAAGCTGACGTGAACGCGGTCAAGAATGCCGAAGGCGAGGATGTCTTCCGCCTGGACATCTCGATCCTGCGGGACGCCGTGTCGATCAAGCAGTTCATCCAGGACTTTGGGCTCACCGTTTCCAATTCCGAGATGCGCACCTCGGTGGAGGCCGCTGTTTTCGAGGCCGTTCGGGAGGACTATGACGTCATCAATCGTGAGGCAGTCATCGCGCGCGCGGCCGCTATTGAGGCCAACCTGAACGCGTGGAGCAAGACTCTTCCGTGAACGCCATCGGCTCGATCGTCCTGCGGTCGGACAAGGTCAAGGCTTGGGAGCACTACGCCCGGACACTGGTACCGATTGGGGACGTCGGCCCTGCGGAAATGTACTTCGATGACTACAAGCCCAACTTGCAGGCTCAGGGATGGTTCCACGGGGCGTCGTTCAAGGTCTACGCGCGCGAGAACTTGTTGAAGGAGCTCTACGCCAACGGCATCGGCCGGATGGTGGAGGTCTGGGGCTATGGGCTGAAGCAATACTTTGAGGGGCGTGTGGTGGAGGTCATTTTCAACCTTCCGCCCGATCGGTTCACGAAGTCCCTTGACCAACTGGCGAACAAAACCTGGATGCGCGCTGACTATAACGGCGACGGTACGGTTGATCGTACAACGGTGCTGCAGAACGCCGACAGTCAGGCCAAGTACGGGATCATGGACATGGTCCTGGCCGGCGGCGAGGTTCAGGGCCTCATTGTCGGAGACCAGGCGGTCCAATCCTTCCTCGATCTGCGGGCCTTCCCCAAGCCGGCCGCAGACTTCGGCGGCGGGACCGGGCGGCCCTACATCGAGCTGTTCTGCCGCGGCTTCATCCACACTCTCTCGAACCAGGTCTACAACCAGACTGCCAACACAGGGACCCAGGCCATGACAGCGGAGGTCCGGGACATCATCGGCTACCGGGCCGTGGACGCGGACAGTCTGCTGACCAACCTCGAGGCATGGTGGGACTTGGAGCAGACATCAGACGTTTCCTTTGCGGTTTTTGATTTGCATGGCGCGAACAATCTCACATTTGCCGGTGTTCCAAGATTCGCAACTGGTATCCGTGGCAATGGGGCCGACCTAGAGCGGGCCGATTCTTCTGACCTTGAGAGGTCCGATACCGCATCCCTATCAACCGGAGACATCGATTTCTCTGTCGTGGCCTGGATCAAGCTAGAGAGCCTGCCAAGCGTCGCTGGTGGTTTCTACACCATCGCGGGCAAGACCGCGAATGCCACGGAACGCGAATGGGAATTGTGCATTGATTCGGCCAATGACAAGTTGGAGTTCCTAGTCTACAACGCGGCCGGGTCTGTTGTCGGCGACACCGGCTCAGTTGATTCGGCACTGCAAGTCGGCGTATGGTATTTCGTCTACGCCTACCACGACTCGGTAAACAACAAGGTTGGCTTCCGGGTCAACGCTTCGTCTACCAACAATGAGGTTGCAACGACCGGCGCGCCGACAGACGCGGCCAGCCCATTCTCAATCGGTGCGCGCTACGCCGTTTCGGAACGATTCTTCGATGGCGTGATTGATGAAGTCGCCTTTTGGAAGCGCCTTCTGACCGACGCCGAGGTCAACCGCCTCTACCGCGACGGTATGGGGATGGATTACGCCATGATCCAGCAGGCCGTGGCAGAGTCGGGCGCGGGAGAGTTCATTGCCTCCCTCGATCGCGGTCCGAACACGACCAACGTCACCAAGGAATACGACGCTGACCGCAAGGCTCGGGACATCATCGACGACATGGCGGCCCTGGGAGACGCCGACAACAACCGCTGGCTGGTCCAGGGGAGAGGCCGAACGGCCACGTCTGTCAAGGGCCGGAGGCTCGTGTTCAAGCAAGCGGCGCCCGTCGTGGTGCCCCCGAGTATCTGATGACCGTAAAGGCGGGCACCTTCCAGGTCGGGACCGGAGTCATCGGAACGAAGTACGGCGACGTCACGCTGGGCTTCCGACCGGCGGTGGTGTTCTTCGTCTGGTCCGGCAAGAACCAGACAGGGAATGATGGGGCACCGAGCAATCACAACCTCGCCGCTGGCGAAGGGGCCATCCTCGAGAATGGAAGAAGTGTTTGCATCGCCCGATTCGAACAGGACGCTGCGGACCCATATGGGGCTGGCGGAAGCATCTGGAACGACAAGTGCATCGTGCGCCACAGCAACACCACAACGACGTCCGGCCGGGCCGCCTTCAGCGAGATGACCGACTCCGGCTTCAACGTCCAGGTGACCGAAGTGTTCGGCGCGGAAATCACAGTCCAGTACATCGCCATCTCCGGCGTCGAGGTCAACGTCGTCGAGTTCACCGAGCCGGGTGCGGCGGGCGTCGTCGCCTATACCGGTGCTGGTCTAAGACCCACCTTTGCCAAGTTCTGGTCGGCGACCCCGACCGCCTACAACACGCCACAGGCAGCTGTCTCGGAGTGCTCGGGGGTTGCCAGCGGGAGTGACGCTTCCCAGCAGGCCATGCTCGCTTACACGGAGCAGAGTGGAGCAGGAGCCGCGTTCACAAGCGAGTATTCCCGCAGCGGTGAGTGCTTGGCACTGATGCCGGTTGCCTCCGCCAACCCACAGCACCCGAACGCGCGGGCAACGCTCATTGGCTTCACCGATGACGGATTCGAACTGAATTGGCTGGAGCGGGCAGGCTCGAGGAAGTGCCTGGCGGTGGTGGCGACCGGAAGGTGGCACGTATTCAACTTCTCGTTCCACCTGGACACGGCTCCCTGGAGCGAGACCGGCTTCACATGGACACCAGAGGGATTGATGCTCTACGCCAGGAACGGGGCTGGAGCTGGGGGGAACCAGCCCCTTGATGCCGAGAGCGTGGTAGACACTGGCAACGCCAAGGAATCCCACGCCATCATCGGCTTCGGGACAGGACCAGCGGAACGTTTCTGTATCCTGTGTCTCTCCGGCGGCACCGGGACGGGGGTCAACGGAGCCTACAGTTTCCACCGGCGCGATGCTATCTGGCTGGGACAGAACAACATTCCTGCGGACGCCCCTACCACTTGGACCGATGCAGGAGACATCAACTCGGCCTTCTCGCCAGATGCCATCGAGTTTGTTCTGGACCTAGATGACCCCGACCGGACGACTGCCGCCTGGATGTTTGCTATCGCTATCGGCCCGCCGATCATAGAGTTCCGCCAGCGCTTGGTGAAGTATCAGCACAACACCTACCAGAGCCGAGCCGCCGGCAGGACGCTTGTCCACGACGTTCTCGGCCGGACCGTTCCCAACCACGACGTGAAGCCGGATAACTTCATCTTCGCCGGCGGGCCGAGCTTTCCAACGCCCACCAAGTATTCATCGTTGATCGTCAACCCGGCGACGTTCTACATCGAGTCCGTTCAGGCCACGGAGGAACGGCTGAGGATTGAGACCAACCGCGAGAGTCTGTTCACATCCCTGGTGCGGAAGATGGCGGGATGATCGTAGAGCCTGGCGCGTCAGTCGAGAACTCGTCTCTGGTGAGGGATATCTACATGGAGTCCGTCACCAGCTCCTCGGCGAGCAAGCGTGGGACGAGCTCGGGAGGCTACCGCGCCAAGACCGTGGTCGGCGCTAGTGGGCAGACCGGGACCCAGAAGATCGGCGCTCTTGGAGCGAGGACCTACCGGCCGGAACTGATGGCGATCCTTGGACTGGAGCTGTGATGTACGAGTTCGGGTTCGATAGCGGATATTTCAAGGGCAAGCACAACTTCGACGCTCTGGACGTGTGGGCGGGAACGAGTCGGAGCCCCCGCTTCGCGCTGATCGAGTTCGGGTCGGGACTGTGGATCGAGCCGATGGCCCAATGGTACGCGGATCAGTGCGAGAGGAAGAGCCTTCTGTGGGGCTCGTGGTTCTTCCCTTACGCTCACATCTCGCCAAAGGACCTAGTCGATCTATGGCTCAAGACACCAAGGTCGCCCCACTTCCCGCGGTCCGTGGACTATGAACGCAGCCCGAAATATGGATCAATCCCCAGCGCCTCGCATCTCCTAGAGGTCTGCCGCCGGCTGGAGCAGGCCGAGGGCGAGGCTGTCATCGTCTACTCCCGCAAGGAGCTCATCGATAAGAATCTGGCAACGATGTCAACTGACGATCTCAACATGCGCTGGTGGTGGCTGGCGCAGTACGGAATGGATCGCAGGGTTGAGGATACCCGCCAAGTCTTGCTTCCCATTCGGGTGAGGCGCGAGAGAGTCCTATTCCACCAGACCGCAGATAAGGGCGCTCCGCCTCCAGGATTCACGCCAGATGCCAAGAGCATGGATTGGGATCGCTGGGTTGGATTAATGCCGATCGAGCAGTTCGCCCACGCGCCAAGCCCTGCGGCGAAATCCATAGAAGATCGCGTGGCCGTACTCGAGGCCCTACACATTGCCGGAGGAGTTCATCCGTGACGCGCAGATCCCGAACGCCAGAGACGCCGATGCCAGACAACGGACTTGGGGAGATGCTAGATGAACTTCGGGAAGTTGCGGGCCAGCTCCCCAACAAGGTGGACAACCGCCTGGTCCTGTCGGCGGTCATCAGCACCCGAAAGGAGATGAAGAGTTATTACGATACATTGAAGATCGCGGTCGATGAGAATACCAAGCATCGCTTGGACAAGCTGGCACACGGCACGGGCTGGCTGAATTGGAAGGTCGCCTCTGCCATCGTCGTCGCCGGCCTGGTCATCTGGGTGGCGCTGTTTGCGCTCGCCACTTCGAATCAGGAGCTTCTGATAGCCCTACTCGGGGCAACACACTGAAAGGGAGATTGTCATGTTACCCGAACCACTACAGACCATCGCGTTTCTCGTTCTTGTTCCGATCATCGTCGAGGCCCTGAAGTTCGGCGCCGAGAAAATCGGCAAGCCCATTCCGATCGTCGCCGTGCAGGCCATCGCCGGCGCACTGTCGGTAGGCTTTGTCTACCTCAACGGCGGCTTCGCTGGCCTAGCGGCTCCGGTCTACGCCGGAGACCCCGCCACGTTCATCGTGGCATGGTTCACCCTTCTCCTGGCAGCCTGGGGCCCGGTTGAACTTCTGTACCGGGTGATCTTCAAGGCCATCTTCGAGAAGATCGGATTCTAGGGAATCCTCCCCGCCGCCCTCGGGCGACGGGCGCGGGGCCGTATACGAAAAGTAGCAATCAGGCTACATATCGTATACGGCCCCTGCCCCCCAATCTCATGAGAAAATCCAGGCGAGTGATCGTTGCGCTCCCAACCGACGAGCATGCGGCGCACGTTCTTGGGCTGTGCTCGCCCGACGCCGAACTGAAGCGCGAGCGTCCCGACCGGACGCGCTTCCGGGGCGCCAATCTCCAGAGATTGCATGCCCCCCCTACCCCCACCGATCGCCGTCCTTCGCGTGCCGTGTCCCATGACACGAGGAGCAGAGGCCGCGCAGGTTTGCCTCGTCATCGGTCCCGCCCTGGCGGTCTTGAGATGTGGATCCAATCCACGACTTTCCTATCCCAATCCTCCCATGTGTCCTCGTTCGTCCAGCCCCCAGCTGAATTCGAGATACGCTTGGCGGGCCACCACGGATCGTTGTCGTCTCCTCCGCCAGGCTTCCCAATATCGTTCCGTACCCAGTACCACTCCCCCTCAATCAGGCTATCTGGCATCGCGGTCCTCCCCAGCCAATTCTATCCCGTGGGGCCGGCCAAAGCGCCGGCGATGCTCCAAGATCTCCGCCAAGCCATCTTCCCCCGCGTGCCACGGCCTCAGCTGATGGCAGTCCGGGCAATAGACCTGTGCTGGGCCCGTGATCACGTGGCCAGCCTCCAGCTGGAGCCGACGCACACCCTTCGAGCGCAGTACCTGCCGAGCACATGCTGGCCCGTGGCGCAACGCCAGGGCCGCCCAACCGAGACCATCAACACGACATCAGGCCGAGGCATCCGGAGCCCCACGTTGTAGACTGCCCGGGTCTCTGTCATTCGCTCCTCGTCTCGTCTGTGGCGCTGCAACCATCGTCACGTCGCTGCCATAAAACACGCCGCAGCAGCTGGGATAGGCCCCACGACATCCTCCCCGAATCGCCATAAGGCCAGCATAGGCAGGGGAGACCCGCAGAATGGGCAAGGTCAGGACATTGCGGACAGCCGAGGGACTCACTTCTTGCTCCGAGCTCGTGGGCCTGGCGGAAGGGTTGTAGGGTCCGGGCGGTGATGAGTGAAGCTCCGGGCTAGGTCGTCTGCTGTCTGAGAGACCATCACCTGCAATCTCTCCGGGGGGACGAAACCGCGCAGGCGCACCTCCTCGAGCACAACCACATTCACCCCGGCTCGGACCGCGAGCATCGCAAGCCTTGCCTTTTCCGCCTCGGCCAGGGGACGACCGTTGCGCTCAACGATCAGCGTCGAGCCTCGCTCGATCTCCACCACGCCATTGACGCCAAAGAGCGCCCTCAAGAGCCTCGTCCGCAGGGCCTGTAACCAAACGACGATCATGGCTTCACCTCCGGGACAGCACACTCAGCACACAGCCATCCCTCGTTTGTGTCGTACGCCTCCCCCTCAATCAGCTTCCCGCATCCGACGCATGTCAGATGGGCAACAGAGGGGAAGAGTGGCGGGTCAATCCCCATCGCAATCGCAGCTAACTGAATGTCATTCACCCCTCGCCTCCGGGGCGGGCGGATATGGAAGTTCAACCTTGAAGCCGCGTTGGAGAAGCGCGTCCACCAGCCATGAGGTAATACTGTGTTCTGTCTGCAATGCCAGTTCTACCCGCAACTCCGCGACCTCGGCTTCGAGGGCGGGCATGGGAACAAACTCGGTCTCGCAAGTCACGCACGCCCAGGTGCCCAGATACGATCCGTCACTAAGCGCCTTTGCACGCCAAGCAACGTGGATATGAGCACAAGCCGCGGGGTCGGTTGGCGTGACATTCTTTGGCACCGTGTTGAACATCATCAATACTCCGTGGAGCAGAGAAGGCCAGGGCCCATGAGCGAGCACCAGCACCATGCCGGCAACGGCCGGATCGGCTTATCGTCGCCGTACTTTCCCAGGGCGCGCTTGAGGTGCGCGTATCGGTCGGCGCAGGCGTTGTGTTGGCGCAGGAGGGCGAGGGTGGTGTAGAGAATCATTTCCCATCCCCTTGGAGGCGGGCAAGCGCGACCGCAAAGTCGTTCCCACATTCCTGGAGCGCCCGCTTGCCCTCGTCCGTGCTGAGGCCGTGGCGCTTGACCTCGGCCCAGAACTCTGTGACGGTCTCGGACTTGGCCTTGGTCCCGTTGGTGGCGGGGGCCGGTGACCCGTTGGCCTTCGGCAGCTTGAGCCGGATGGCCTGCACGATGTCACCGAAGGCTTTCACCTCGATCGTGGTCAGCGTCACCGGCTTGCCCGTCCACTGATCGCGTCGCCGTAAGCCTCCACGAGGGCGGCCCATGCGTGGGTATGGCGCATACTTTCAACGCCAATCACATACTTGGCTTCGGCAAGTGATCCGGGATCGCCCCTGTCTATCGCCGCAAGTAGTCTGGCAAAGACAGCATCCAGCGTCTCGGGTGTACATTCGTCACTCATCTCTGGCCTCCTCGCTCTGCCCGTTCTTGGATGCGTCTCGCACCGTCACAATCCGGGCATGGCCCCCATTCAATACCCATCGAGGCCCCTTCCATTTCTGGCACACTTCCGTCCATAGCCATCTCGTGACTTATGAAGTGCTCTCCCACCGGGACAGCACCAGAGTCGCCGCACAAGGGGCAAGGGTCACTCATCCCTGGCCTCCTCGCTCCGCCCACGTCCCTCGTATGGGTGGAAATTTGGCGGCCCACGACGGAGGGCTATCGTTTCTAGGATCGCCACCTCATAATTGAAAACATCCTGCGTGACAATGCGCCCCGCGTCTTGTTGGCTGTAACGACCGGCCCGTTCAACGTTGCCGGTATACCCCGCTTCATTCGGGTTCCACCATGCATTGTGCTCAAAGCTCCAGATCAGATACTCACTCATCCCTGGCTTCCTCGCTCTGCCTGACGGAGCCACGATTCACAAACGTTGCCACCTGCCCATTCCATGATGGGCTTCGCTTTCTCGACCAGCTCTTTCAGCTCCCGCATCCGCGCCTGCGAGTCGGCGAGAGCACCTGTTCGGCAATCGTTCCAGTGGCCACATGTGCGATGACATTCAAAGCACAGTCCAGGTACCCAGCTCTCCTTCCCGGCAATCCACATAGCCAGCACTTCCTTCCGGTGTCGGTGTCATCGGCTACTCCTTCATGGGCCAGCCGCACTTCGGGCAGAGCCTGAGCTTTCGCGGCCGGCGCTGCACCAATCCTAGCAGAACCCGGTCTCGTCTCTTCTTGGGCACGATCCCCAACTTGGCGAACCGCCAGAGGGTGGCGTGTCCTATCCCGGCGAATTGCCCCAGGGCCGCTATCTGCCTCCAGGAGTACCCGGCATCGGAGTGGAGACTGTTCAACGCTGAACGGGCCTCTCCAACAGCCAGGACGGGTACTCTAGGAGTCGTCTCGGTCACGCTCTAGCCCGCCTTCTGCATCCGCCGCAGGGCCTCTTCGAAGTCCCCGGAGCATTCGGCCAGGGCGCGCTTACCCTCGTCCGTGCTGAGGCCCTGGTCCTTGACCGCCTGCCAGAACTCGGTGACGGTCTCGGACTTGGCCTTGGTGGCGGCCACAGCATCGGCTCGTGTCGGCGTTCCGCTGACGGTGGGCGGCGCGACGTTGGCGACCGGGGCGGGCTTCGAAGGCACGGGCGGGGCGCCATCGGAGAGCCACGCGGCCAGGGACGCACCGAACTCCTCGCCCGGCTTCTCGACGATCACGTCCTGGAACTTGCCCGAGCGGTCCTTGATGGCCGTGCCGATGTGGTCGGGCGAGAGTTCGAGGAGCAGGTCGAACTCGTATTCGATCCCCTTCCCCTCCTCCGGGGCCAGGCCGATGCGGACTGGCTTCGTCCTGCCGGACTTCTCGTCCTTCTCGATCGCCCACTCGGTCTTGCTTCGCATCGTGGCGATGACGTGCCCGGGGAACTGCAAGAGCGCGTCGATGAAGGCCATTTGCTTCGGTGTTCCCTCGGACCAGGCCGACCAGGTGTTGCCGCTGTACTTCGCCCTTGCCAGCTTGTCGACCTCGGCCAAGAGCTCGCGCCAGCCGTGGGTGAGGCTGTCGATGATGAGGACGTCGTACTCCGCAGCAGCATGGACCGCCTGGACGTAGCCGGCCAGGGTACGGTCCTCCAGCTGGAGCGTGTCGAACTCAAATCGGTCGGCGTACTTCGACGCGGATCCCCGTTCGGTATCGACCAGGGCGACGCGGCCCCCGATCCCCTTGGCCAGGCGCAGGGCGGTGTAGGTCTTGCCGGCGCCGGAGGGACCGAACAAGGCTAGGCGGAGCTTGGCGGATGACTTCGTGGCTCGTGCAAACGTAGGGGCGGTCATGATCTCCTCCTCAGGAGTAGCGTTGCTTCGTTGTCGATTTCGGTCTGGCGAGGGTGCGGCTTCCGCATCTCCTCGATGTGTTCGTTGAGGACTGGCCCGACCAGAATGATTGACCCGGCGGAAGTGCTACGGACGATCTCCGCTGGAGGTCTGCCGAACTTGCGGATGAACTCCGCCACAACCTCGTCCGTGGTTCCGTATGTGTACCCCTGATAGAATCCGGGATGGGATGGCTTGTCCACGATGCGGACGGGCTCGGTCACCCCATCACCTCGCCATCGTCGTCGTACCCGTCATCCCCGCCGGCGTAGTCCTGGGCTGCCGTGGCATCCTCGAACTCGGCCGCCACGGCGTCCGGCATGGGGTCGAAGCCGCACAGGCCGCAAACGCTAAGGGAGCCACAGTTCGGGCACGTCATGGTTTCGGTCTGGGTCGGGTGGTTCATGTCGTCTCCTTGCTTGACAAAATGATACTTGACTTCCTGGGAATGTCAAGTACCATCTCAGACGTGGGCAAGAGCAAAATCCCCGCCTCCGAGCACCGAACGATCCGCCGGCTTCGACTGCGCCAGCGTCTGACTCTGGCCGCCATAGCCCAAAGGTACGGGGTGAGCCGGGAGCGGATCCGGCAGATCGTCGGGAACACCGGATGGTCGGCCGACTACCCAGGGAGAAATCCCTAGAACGCTGTTCCTACCCCGCGGCCTGCCCCTCGGCCCCTGATGTCATCTGCGTTGGGTCCCGTCCGGGGGGTGGGACAAAGCGCCGGTTTGCATTGGAGGCGGAGTGAGCAGAGAGCTAGAGACTGTTAGCCAGGCCAAGCGCGCCATCGAGGCGGCGACGAAGCCGGAGGAGGCCAACGAGGCCAGGGCCCGGCTGAATGCGATCAAGAAGTATCTTGCCAGGCGTGGCGAGCAATTCGAGGTTGCGTTTGAGGCGGCCAAGCTAGAGTGCGAGGCGGCCGCTAAGGCCGGGGAACTCTGGGCGGCGCAGAGACCAGGAAAGGGCGCTGGCGGGCCAGGAAGAGAACCGGAATTTTCCGCTTCAAATGCGGGGTTCCTGGATACGAAGGACGCGTCTATCTGTGTCCGCTTAGGCGAACTCGACCCACAGGATCGCGAACTGTACTATGGCGAGCAGCAGGATAAGCGCCGTTTCCCGACTGAGGGCGGTCTGCACATTCTCTGGAAGCAGATGAATGCCGAGGAAGACGAGGCTCGCCCCTGGCTCCGCGTCTACAACCTCTGGAACTTCGCCAAGCCAGACGATCGGTTCGGACAGGGGCACCCAGGAAACATCCCCGGCCAGGTCAATATGAACCTGAACTACTACCTCACGGAGCCGGGCGAGCTGGTGGTCGATCTATTCGCCGGAGGCGGGACGACGCTGGACGTTTGCGCCGAGGAGAATGACGATTATGGCAACCGGAAGTGTCTTTCGTTCGACCGGAAGCCAATGCGTAAAGAAATCGGGAAGTGGGATCTGACGGACGGCCTTCCCGAGTTCCCGGACGCGGCGATGGTGTTTCTCGACCCGCCGTACTGGGGGCAGAAGGCTGGAGAGTACAGCGGTGACGCGACGGACTTGGCGAACATGCCGCTGGAGCAGTTCAACAAGACGCTGGGCGCGGTCGTGGGGGCGAGCCTCAAGCGCGCCCGTTGCGTGGCGCTCATTATCGGCGCGACCCAGAAGGATGGGAAGTTCTACGACCACGCGGGCTGGCTGATGGGAGCGTTCGGGGCGCCGCAGCATCGGTTCCAAGTCCCGTACTCCACTGAGCAGTACAAGGCATTCGACGTTGTGCGAGCGAAGAAGAACAAGGCGTACCTCAACGTCTGCCGGGACCTCATGGTATGGCAAAGCTGACGCGGGAAGAGCGGCTGGCCGGCTACAGGATTTGGGAAGCCGAGTTCCTTAGCGTTCCATGCGCCGCGGTCTATCCATACTCGACCTGCGCGGGGCGGTGGCTAAAGAACAAAGGGCCCGGCATGGACTTCCTCTGTCCCGTTTGTGGCCGATGGGTGGACGCAAAGTACAGCGGCACAATGGTTCGGTTCGGCCTCGTTCGGTTCAATTGCTCGGCAAACCCGTGGATGCACTATCTACCGACTTCAACCCTGGCTATTCGGACGGCATGGGATCGCCATCCCAGTTCCGTCAGTTGTCTGAGGGCGGATGGCAGGATCGTTGAGGGCCACGCCGCGAGCGCGAATGGTACGAAGGAATACGGGGACACCGACTACGTCTTAATCGAGGCGCCCTGTTATCCGATTGTCGGCGCGGAGGCATTCTAAGGTGTCGCGCATCCAGGCCACGAGCGCCAAGGTCGAGAACCGGCGGAAGTTGCTTCGTCAGTTGGAGGTGGAGCGCACTTGGGCAGGACGTCTCTTTCCATGAGGCGGGCTGGGCATTGCCTTCTCTGGGCGGTTCTGCTGGGCCTGGTCGCAATCGCGGCGTGGCTTACGGCGGCAGAGGCAGACGGTACAGCTCCGACTAGTGTGTCTGCTGTGGTTGGAGAAGACATGGTGGACCTGTTCCGCATAGAGGACGCTTGGAAGTGCGGAGGCTCTGCGCATGAATGCATGAAGACCGAGTCGGATGCCATGATCCTGGCCCGAGTGGCGATCGGCGAGAGTCCGTCGTCTCCAGGAGATCAAATCTACGTCATCTGGCTCATCAAATTTCGCGCGTATCTGGGCTTCAAGAACGCGGGGCACTATGGCGGATGGCGAGACATCCCCGCCCGTTGGGGCCCGGAAACAAGCATCGCCAGGGAGGGCCTCTGCAATGGGGGCTGCCAGTTCTCTCCTGCTCGGGCCGCGGTAGATATCTATTTCCCCTGTCGGCTGGACGAGACCAATCCCATGCGGAAGATGCTCTGCCCAATCGATGCGGACTTGCCCGACTTCTTGTTTGCATACACGGCGGCCCAAGCAATTCTCGCCGCCCCCATCTCGGAGTTCCCAATGGAGTTGCGTGGATATGACAACTTCCGTTCGCCGTCCATTGTTGGCGAGAGGCAACGGAACCGGATGCCGGATGGACTTCTCTCGCGCCAGTTCTTCCCACGCGCGAATATCTGGCGTGACGAATTCCCAGACGACAATGAGTACTGGAGGGCCGTTGAGATGCGACAAGACGCGATATCCAATGAGGCAGGACGATGACGACCTACACGCCCCTCTCTGATTGCGTTGGGATCCTCGAGACGCGCATCGTCCGACGTATCTGGGTGACCTCCTCGGAGGACATCCGCACGGTATGCCACGAGGAGGCCCGGCCGGTTCGCTGTTTGGTCTGGGCGCCGAATGACGTGCAGGGTCGCCCGGAAGAGCTGCGGAGAATCCTGATGGTGGCGATCGCTGAGGCGCAGAAGGCGTGAGCCTTGAGGCCCTAACGCGCGTTTGGCGAGAGAGCAAGGCGGAGCACTCGGATCTTCTAATCATGCTGGCACTAGCCGACTACATGGACGATCACGGCCAAGCATGGCCATCGTTGGACACGATAGCGAAGAAAGCCCGGATTGGCCGGCGAACCGTTCTGGACCGTCTTCCCCTGCTGGTATCAACGGGCGAGCTCGAGGTTGAAACAGGCGGAGGACGGTCGGGGACGACCCTTTACCGTCTCGGACAGCACTACCGGGGGTGGTCTGAGCAGGATACCGGCACCGTTGGGGGTACCAGTGCGGGGCGCGGAAACGGTGCGAAATTCGCACCCCGTGCAGAACCGCGCCGCATTCCGCACCCTAACCGTAATGAACCTAAGACTCCTCCGTTGCAAGAGAAGATTCTGGTTAATGAGGGATTGGGTGCGGTTTCCGCGCCGGAGAATGCACCCCCTGCGAATTCCGCACCCGGCGTCGTCGAATGCCCCCGGTGCCACGAGCGGGTGAACCCGCTGACGCTGGCCATGCGCTGTGAAGGGGCGCATTACGTTCGGGGGATGCGACCGGAGCTGCCGGGAGGGAAGGCGACATGATCGGGTCTTACAGTTCGCCGTTTGCGGTCGGCCATAAGGCCCTCGAAAACTTCTGGGATGGGACGGTCTGGATTGAGGAGAAGGTAGACGGCTCGCAGTTCTCCTTCCGGCGGGAGGGCGACGCTCTCCTAGCTCGGGCGCACAAGCAGGACCTGACGATGTTCAGAGGAGAGCCGGAGCACGCCGGCATGTTCCGGCTGGCGCTGGAGATGTGCTTGCGGATGCTCCCCGAGATGAGCGAGGGCTGGACCTACCGCGGGGAGTTCTTGGCGAAGCCGAAGCAGAACACCCTGGCGTATGAGCGCGTCCCAGCGAGCAACATCATTCTGTTCGACGTTGATCGAGGGATGGAGGACTACCTTCCACCCGCCGACGCGCGAGAGGAAGCCGAACGCCTGGGACTTGAGTTTGTCCCTATCTTCGGGTCGCTGGCGGAAAGGCCGAGCTTGGACGATCTAACCGTATGGCTGGACCGGGATGCTTTCCTGGGCGGGCAGAAGATTGAGGGCATCGTGCTCAAGAACTACGCGCAATTCGGGCCAGACAAGAAGGTCCTAATGGCGAAGCTCGTCCGGCGCGACTTCGTCGAAGAGAACAAGGAGAACTGGAAGGCGCAGAAGGCCTCCCCGGTTCAGGCCATCATCGAGAGGTATGCCGTCGAGGCGCGCTGGCAGAAGGCGATCCAGCACCTTCAAGAGGACGGGCTATTACTTGGCGCGCCGCAGGACATCGGGAAGTTGATCCACGAGATACCCGAGGACGTGCGGAAGGACGCCGAGGCCGAGATCAAGGACGCTCTATGGTCTGCGTTCTGGCCGGACATCAAGCGTGGGCTCACTCGCGGGATGCCCGAGTGGTACAAGCGCAAACTAGCCGAGAGCATTGTGGCGGAACCGCAATGAGCTGTTTCTGCGGCGCAACACATCGTCGGGAGGATCACTACTTCGACGGGAAGTGCGGCGTCGGCTGTTGCTCGTGCCAACAGTTTGAAAGCATCGACGGCACCCCCGAGAGCATGGGCACGGCGCCGGCGGTCGAGAGGCGGGCGGTGGTGATCGTGCGGCGCGAGCGCGGAGTGTGGAGCTCGGCGCCGAGGGGGGACGAATGAAGATCCGCGTCTCCCGTCTCGACGCCGAGTTCTCCCGGCGCATCAAGGAGCGCGATGGACATTGCCGTTGGTGCCGCAGGACGGACTTGCGGTTGGAGTGCGCGCACATCGTCGGTCGGCGCGTCAAGGAGCTTCGGCACGACGAACGCAATGCCTTAGCGCTTTGCTTCGCCTGCCACCGTTTCGCTCATGAAAACCCCCTGGCCTTCGTGGACTGGCTGAAGACGGAGATCGGAGCGGCGGAGTTGCGGAGGCTGAAGCAGATAGCAGCCGTGCCGAAGAAAGTGCGAGATACCCGGAAGCGGATCGAGATCAGGGAGGTGAGGGCATGAGCAAGTTCGCCAAGGTCAAGCCATTCTGGATGATCTACAACCTGACGCGGGGCGGGCCGCCGACAAGGATCCATGCGGAACCCTGGGTAGCCGACGCCGAAGCAAGGCGGCTGGCACAGAAGCATCCGGGAGATATCTTCGTCATCCTGCAGGCCGTGGCCAAGGCACAGACGGAGTTCTACTGTCCGCCGAGACCGTTGCTCGGGGTGAAGGTCAAGGCGATCTAATGGCTAGGAACAAGCCTCGCCGAGGCCCGAAGCCTCCCAAGGAAACGCCCCTATCACAGCGGAAGATCTTCTTCGCCGTTCTGAACGAGCGGGCGATCCAGCACGAAGCGACCGACGCCCGAGAGGATCTGGGGGAGGTCGCACGACTGCAGGGGGCAGAGCGCATCCGATCGAACTACTCTCGCGTCGACGTGGCGCGCAACCGGATCGCCAAGAAGTTCATGGAGCTCACGAAGGGACCGAAGGACACGCTGGTCATGCTGGACACCGACCACACCCACCCACAGGACATCGTGTACCGGCTGGTTCGGCACGACGTCGGCGTGGTGGGCGCCCTGTGCTTTAGGCGCGGAGAACCGTATGACCCGCAGTTCTACGTCCGGGTGGAGGATGGCAGCCTTCAGCAGCCCGTCGAGTGGGATCCCGAGGCGTTGGATAAGGGCACCATCGTCGGGACCGGAGCAATCGCAATTCAGCGGTGGGTGTTCGAGGCACTGGAGGCCAAAGGGTTTCACTACCCCTGGTTCCGCAACATCTATACCGATGGCTCCGATGACTTCCTTGGAGAGGATTGGTACTTCGGCTTGCGGTGCGAGGAAGCGGGCATCCCTCACTACTGCGACTTCTCGACCATCAGTCCTCACATGCGCGTGGCCTATGTGGATGACAAGACTTGGAACACTTACCGAGCAATGAACCCGCAGATTCTTGGCGGGAGCAAAGGAGGATAGCCATGACGGAGCCACGAACATCCACGACGCTGCGGGCGCTGGCGGACCTGCTGGAGCGTCCGACGAAGGACGGGGCGAAAGTCGTCAGAGAGGGCATCCGTGCTCATGCCGACGCCTGGGAGGCGCGGGAGAAGCGGGAGCGGGAGGCACGGTATCTGCTTGGTTCTACGCCGCGGAACGTCGCACCGCCGGAATCTCTCTCGCTTCGCATTGACGCGTGGTTGGCCGCCTCGGAGCCACCCGGGGAAGGAGACCGATGCTAGCGCAACCTGATCTCTCGACCGGATACCTGTCGGTCCGATCCTTCCCGATGGCCGTCGTCATTGTGGGGGTAGATGGATGGTTGGAGTACACCCTACCTGCCGTCGAATCTATCTTGAAGTACGAACCCAACGTGCCGATTGTTGTGGTGGATGCGGCGTCGAAGATTCCATACCGGAACGAGGAAGAATCGGATCTTCCCGATGTATTCCACGTCAGGCTGGACCAGAGCTTTTCCTATGCCGGGGCGATCAACGCCGGGATGGAGTTCGCCGACGCCGACCTGTCGATCGTGATCAACAATGACGTGATTTGTAGTGCTCCCTTCTTGCATATTACAAGACTACTTCCTCGCGATAGCCTCTATGGGATGCAACTCATCGAGTTCGGTGACTTTCGATGGCTCGGGGGCTGGATCTATGCCATCTCCAGGGAGTGTCGGGAGGCAGTTGGACCGTTCGATGAGCAGTTCGAGGCGTGTGGATTTGAGGACCTCGACTACTGCATCCGTGCCCGCTTGGCTGGCTTCTCCATCGAGCTGATGCACCTCCCGTTCCGCCATCTGTGGGGTAAGACGAGGTGGGGCATCCCGGCCTATCCCCAGGTCCGTGCGCAGAACATGAACCGGGTCCAGGTCAAGCATGGGATCTCGATCGGCGAGAGTTGGATGTGGAGGGTCTATGAGTAGCCTAACAGAAGCGGAGTGGGGCCGGCTGAACGAACTGATGCAGCCGTGTCTTACTGCGTCGAACCGCCTTGCCCATATCTCGGGTAAGCACATGGAACTGCTGCGCCAGACCAGCGACGCTCTTCAGGCCGTGGCTTCCGATGTGGGGGACAAGAGGGCCCAACTTATCGCGGCGGCCGCAGGATTCATGGACCTCGCTCGTGTCTGCGAGGAATATGGGGAGGTGGGCATCGCACACGGAGAGTCAACGGTCGCCCTCATGGAGGGGATGTTGGCGCTACTGGACGAACCATGAGCAGGTTGGGCATCATCCCCGCCGGCGGCCGGTCCGTAAGGTTCGGCGGGACATTCAAGGAGTTGCTGCCGGTCGGGGATTACTCTCTGCTGCAGCGCACCGTTGGCGTTCTCCGGGCCGGGGCGGCGGTGCCGATCGTGGTGCTGACAACGCCCTCTAAAGCGGCGGCACACATGCGTGGGCTTGAGGGATTTCGTGGCGTCTGTCTTCTATCGTCGGGGGCGAGTCTGTTCGAGAGCATCATGGCGGCCTGCGAGATCCCGGCCCCTTGGTATCTGTTCGCGATGCCGGACACCTTTCTCCCGGAGGACGCGTTCTACCGGAAGTTCGAGGGCGATTTCATGCTTGGGCTGTTTGAGACCGACAAGCCGGAGCGGTTCGGGGCTTGGAACAGCACCGGGATCATTGACAAGGACGAATCTCTCAGGGGATCGTGGGAAGTGGCGTGGGGCGTGGCGGCGTGGTCTCAGGGGGTTGTGAATTACTGGCGCTCTCTGGGCGAGACGATCCAAGACCATACCCAGGCGTTCAATCTGGCCATCGCCCGCTTTGGTTGCACGACCTTCGGGTTGGACTTCTACTACGACATGGCTTCCTGGCCAGACTACGAGAACCTGGTGGCAAATGTCCTTCCAACCCTTCGAGACTGACCACATCCCACCGCTCCGGTTCGTGGTGACAACCGAGCAGGCTGAGGCGTGGTACTCGCCGATGAAAGACTACGTTCGCCTCGAGTACGAATGGTTGCTCGAGAACGTGGACCTGACGGGCCGGGCGATCGACGGCGGATCTCACCACGGGCATTATGCTCTAGTCCTGGCCCTCGGCGGAGCGCGCGTAACGGCCGTCGATCCGAATCCGGAGAACATGGCGGCTCTGAGAGAGAACATGAGGCTGAATGGATTCCGAGACTACTCGACTGCCTACGCCGCCGTCTGGAAGGCGAACGAGAAGGTCTGGTTCACTGGGGAGCCGAATGGGATGGTGGGCGGCTTCACCGGGGTTCTTGTGGCCGGGCTGAAGCTGAACGCCATCGATCCAGATGCCGACGTGGTGAAGCTCGACATCGAAGGGGCGGAGCACGTCGTGGTCCCCGCCTGTCTGGAGGATATGCACGCGCGTACCTGGATCGTGGAGTGCCACCTGTCGGACTGGCGGGGGCATTACTGGCCGGACTGCAAGCCAGACGACCTTGCGCGGCTATTCAAGGACCACGGGTTCAGGCTGGACTGGGTGAACCGGGAGGCGATGCGGGTGGAACCGTACCGGATGGGGACGGAGTGGAAGACCCACTCGACGTTGATCGCGAGGCGAGGATGAAGACGAGCGGAAACTGTGTTCAATGTGGCATGCATCGGCTATCCCTTCACAGGGATCACATTGTGCCGAAGTCCCTTGGCGGTTCCGATGATCCCGATAACATTCAATTTCTCTGTGCCAATTGCCATGAGGACAAATCGCGAGAGGACATGAGGCACATTCGGGCCGACCCCCGCTTGAGCGCCAAGTACGCCGAAGCTACCAGAAGGTCTCGCCAAACTCCCGAGTGGAGGGTGAAGAGCTCGGAACTCCAGAAGAGATTGACGCGCGCTCCTGCGCGTCGTGCGATGCAATCGGAGGCATCCAAGAAGATGTGGACGAACCCCAAGCATCGCGAGGCCCAGAACCTCAGGCTGATAAAAGAATGGACCGACCCCATCGCTCGCGCCAAGAGGATTGCCGGAATGACGAGGGCTTGGGCCGATCCGGAGACTCGAGCTAAGCGCGTTGAGGCAATACGGGAGAGTGTCAGGCGGCGGGAGGCAAAGAGACGTGAAGCATCTCAAGAACCTCTATGAGGGGCAGGAATGTATCGTTATTGGGAACGGTCCATCCCTCAGAAAGATTCCCAAGTCGTTCCTCGCCAGCAGGAAGTCGTTTGGAACAAATCGGGGATACCTATACTTCCTTCCCTCGTTTTTTGTCGCGGTAAACCCGCTGGTGGTGGAGCAATACCTGGGGGACATTCTCCAACTCGACGTGGAGGAGATGTTCCTGCCGTCCAGCTTGCAGATCGCCGGAGGGAATGTCCACTACCTCAAGAGCATCTACGGCCCGCCGTTCTTCTCAAAGGACATCACACAGGGGATTCACGAGGGCTGGACGGTGACCTACGTCTGCCTGCAACTGGCCTACATGATGGGCTTCTCGACCGTGCTGTTGGTCGGCGTGGATCATCGGTACGAGTATCAGGGGATGCCGAACGAGCAGCAGATGGCGGTGGGGCCGGACCCCAACCACTTCTCGCCGGATTACTTCACGGGTGGGGTGAAGTGGAACCTGCCAGATTTGCAGATGAGCGAGGCGTCCTACAGGCTGGCGCGCGAGGCGTTCGAGGCCGATGGGCGCCGGATAGTGAACCTGACGCCTGGAACGGCCTTGCCCGTGTTTGAAAAGCAGAGCTGGAGGAAGTGGTGAGAGCCGCGACGATCGTCTCAGCCTACTTCGCAGAGCCATACCTCGAGGGTCGGCTGGAGAACCTTTTGTCCCAGACGGAGAGGCCGCGCGTCGTCGTCGTCTGCCAGCAGAACTCTCCAGAACAGGCTATCGCGGCGAGGATGCTGGATGCCAAGCACGACTCGCTGCTGATGACGGACAAGCTCGTGACGATCTACCACGCTTGGAACATCGCCATTCGAGCGGCGAGGACAGAGTTCGTGACCAACGCCAACTCGGACGACCGGCTGGCCGTGGATGGGATAGCCAGACTGGTCGATTACTTGGACAAGGTGCCAGAGGCGGCACTGGCTTATCCCGACGTGGACATCGTGCAGTCGTTGGAGGGCGGCTTCGTGAACGCCAAGAGGACCGGTTCCTTCCGCTTTGCAGAGGGAGGGTTCCATGAACTGATGCAGCTCTGTTTCGTGGGCCCGATGCCGATGTGGCGGAGTTCGCTACACGCGAAGTACGGCTGGTTTGACGCCACGATGCAGTCGGCAGGGGACTACGAATTCTGGCTCCGCATCGCCAAGGCCGGCGAGAAGCTGATGCACGTTCGGGAAGTCTTGGGGATCTACCTCGACCGGCCCGATAGCGCGGAGCATAGGAAGCCCCAGATCGGGGCGCAGGAGACCATCGAAGCACGGCGAAGGTATGCCGAGAAGAGACAGACCGTGTACGCCAAGATAGGAGGCTGAGGCCCCTAGAATGACGGACAAGACTCCTGAGGAACGCGTGGCCCTGGTCGTCTGGCACCTTGCCCACGGTGACGCGTTCCGCACGTCCGAGGTGTGCCGCATGACGGGGGTTTCGCGTCAGGGAGCCTACAACATGCTCTGCAAGATCAGCCGCATCTTGCCCGTGTATCAGGCCGACGACGGGAAGTGGCAGGTGCTCGCTATGAGGGAGACTGAGGTGTAGCGCGTCAACGCCAAGCGAGGGTCTGCGTGCTAGGGTGGTGCCAGATGTAGGCACCACCTTTCGTTTTGGCCAGCTACCGGGGTGCGCTGAATGCGTGGATCTGCCCGGAACACAAAAGGCATGCCGACGCCTGTCCCTGACGGGCGCTCGGCGTTGGCACGGTGAATTGCACACATGGTGAAGCGCAAGCTCCCGAAGACGGCATGGAAGAAGGGAACATCAGGAAACCCCAGGGGCGGCCGGCCCAAGTCCGATCACACATGGGGCGCGATCTTTGCTGAGATTGGGAACCTGACGGGAAAGGCCGCGGCCAAGCGGTGTCACTCAATCGCCGGGCAGTTGGCCGGCATTGGTGGTGAAGTGACGCTGAAAGAAGCCGTGGCTATGCGCGTGTACTCCGCCCTGCTGTTCGAGCCCAGTGGAAGTTTGCTTGAAAAGGTGATGGACCGGATGGAGGGCAGGTTGCCGATCCCCATGAACATCGACTGGCGTGGCGAGGTGGAGCGGATGGGCGGCTCGCCTTCGGAGATCTTCGAGGCGATGGTGCGGGCCGCCATGACCAAGATCCCGGATGGAGACTAGCCTACTGCCGGCTGCCGCCCTAGATCAGATGGCGGCCGAGGCCATTCAAGAGGCCATCCGGCGTCGGACTGCAGAGCGCGACAAGAAGAACGACCCGTGGCTGAAGGTTGCCCGGCCGAACCAGCTCCCGCCGAAGGGCGACTGGACGATCTGGCTCCTCTTGGCGGGCCGCGGGTACGGGAAGACGAGGACGGGATCAGAGACCACTCGCCGGCGCGTGATGGCGGGAAAGGCAGAGAGACTTGCGTTCGTTGGCCCAACGGCTGCAGATGTCCGCGATGTCATGGTGGAGGGGCCTTCGGGCATCCTGGCTGTCTCACCGGATAGCTGGCGTCCGCATTATGAGCCTTCGAAGAGACGTCTTACTTGGCCTAATGGGGCGGTTGCGACGCTCTTCTCGTCGGATGAGCCGGACCGTCTCCGTGGTCCGCAGCATGATTTCGTCTGGGGGGATGAAGTTGCCTCCTGGAGATACCCCGAGGCCTACGACATGATGATGCTCGGGCTCCGCATCGGGGAGAAGCCGCAGGCCGTCCTCACCTCCACCCCGAAGCCCATCCCTCTCATCCGCGACCTGGTGTCGCGCGACGGGCAGGATGTTGTAGTCACCAAGGGCACGACATACGAGAACCTGGAGAACCTAGCACCGGCCTTCAAGACCGAGGTCATCCGCCGGTACGAGGGTACACGCCTCGGCCGGCAAGAGCTCAATGCCGAGATCCTGGATGACGTTCCGGGTGCCCTGTGGACTCGCAGCCTCTTGGAAGACTGTCGGGTGGGGCTGGAGTACTGCCCCCCTCTCAAGGTGGCCTACTGCGCGATCGACCCGGCCGTGACTGCGCATGAGACCTCGGATGAGACGGGGATCATCATCGGCGGGGTGGGCGAGGACGGGCACGGTTACGTCACATCCGACCTTTCGGGGATCTTCACCCCTGACGCCTGGGCCCGCCGCGCGGTCAACGCAACGCTGGACGACAGCCTAAATGGGATCGTGGCCGAAGTGAACAACGGCGGCGATCTGGTAAAGAACACCATCCGCCACGTTGAAGCCGACGACGGGGCCAAGATCGGCCAGCGCGTGAGAGTGCTCGAAGTGCGGGCGACGAAGGGGAAGTACACCCGAGCGGAGCCGGTCGCGTCCCTGTACGAGCAGCACCGCATTCACCACGTCGGTTCGTTCCCTCAGCTCGAGGATCAGCTATGCACCTGGGTTCCGGGCGAGAAGTCGCCGGACAGGCTGGACGCGCTGGTGTGGCTGTTCACCAAGCTGATGGTGGAAAGCATGGGGAGCCGCGTGCTCTTCGAGGCCTAATGATTATGGCGAATCCCTACAAGACGCTGGTTCCTCTTCCTGGCTGGATAGAGGCGATGGAACGCCAGGGAGAGGTGACGGGGGAAGCCTCGGCCTTCATGCGCGTTCCCCTTGTGTTCCGTGCCATCAACCTGCGGTGCAATGACCTAGCCTCGGTGCCGATCCATGTCTACAGCGGGGACACAGAACTGGAGGACGGCTGGCCCTTCGAGCAGGACCTGAGCGAGTTGATCTGGATGACAGAGGCTGCCCTGCTCCTGAAGGGGGCGAGCTTCTGGCTGAAGAACCGGAACCGCGTCTCCCTCAAGGGGGCGCAGTGGCTCAACCCGTTCACCGTGCGGGTCGAGATGCCGCTCGGTGTTGATCCCATCCCGGAGAACATCCGGTTCATCCAGTCGGTGAATGCCAGGCAGTATGGGCCGTGGTCGACGGACGAGGTGGCCTACTTCAAGGAGTTCCACCCGACGGACGACATTGGCCCTGGGATCTCAGCGACGCAGGTCGCTTTGGGCAATGCGAAGCTGATGGACTACATCACGCGCTTCGCTGGTCAGTTCTTCGCCGGCGGGGCCATGCCAGTCACAGCCCTGGGGATGCCCGAGGCAACGACTGAAGAGGAGAGGAAGCACGCCGAGGGGTTCTTCAAGCGTCAGATGCGCGGGATTGCCAATGCCTTCCGTGTCCTGGCTGTGCGGGGGGACGTGAAGCTTGTGACGATCACCCCACCCCTCAAGGACTTGGCGATGCCCGAGTTGAAGGATCAGGCGCTGTCGTCTGTGGCATGGGCATTCGGGATGTCAGAGACGATGCTGAAGGACGCTGCCAACTTCGCCACGGCTGGGGTGCACGACCTCCAGTATTGGCAGAACACCATCCGGCCCCGGTGCCCCAAGTTCCAGAACGTCATCAACAACCAGTTCCTGAGGGGGACGGACATTCGGGTCGAATTCGCCCCGGACGAGATGGACGTATTCCAGGAGGACGAGACGCGGCGGGCCACGTCTCTACAAAGTCTAGTCAACTCGAAGCTGCCCCTGCGCCTGGCGATGGAGATCCTGGGCTACGACCTGACCGAGGAGCAGTGGGCCATGCTCGCTGCTGATGAACAGCGCCGGCAGGAGACCGCCGAGCGCATTCAGGGTCAGATCGGCGGGGCTGA